CACAATGCCGGAAGCCAAGTATCTTATATTCAACTTGACGCAAGTGAAGATATGATTCATTACGGTGGAAGTGGAGTCAACCAAATAATATATGCAGGCGGTTATGAACGCCTACGCATCGACTCCTCTGGCAACGTAGGTATTGGCACATCATCCCCATCACAAGAACTTGATATCTCTTCAGCCAACCCAGCAGTAAGATTAACAGATACCTCAACTTCAGGACTGTACCACGAAGTAGTGTCTTACGGTAATGATTTGAGATTTAGCGCAGACGGTGGGAATGTTGAGGGTAGCACAAATATCGAGTTTTTTATTGATGGTGATGAGAAGATGCGTATCGAGTCAAATGGAAGGATTCATACAAATGGTACTGTTAATAGGACTGGTGCTTTAAATTTAGTTGGTGAAAAAGGAAATAGTTATAGAGCGGTTGTATTTGAACATACAAATAATGGTGGAGAAGTTGGAACTATAATAACATCGAGTTCATCAACCGCTTACAACACATCCTCAGACTACCGCCTAAAAGAGAACGTAGTACCAATGACAGACTCTATCGATAGGCTCAAGCTACTCAATCCAAGTCGATTTAACTTTATTAAAGATGCTGATACAACAGTCGATGGATTCCTAGCACACGAAGCACAAGAGGTTGTTCCTGAAGCTGTTACTGGTGAGAAAGATGCTATGACTACCGAGGAGTATGAAGTCACCCCAGCGCAATATGAAACAATTACTATTCCAGCAGTTGAAGAAGAATTAGACGAAGATGGTAATGTAGTTGTTGAAGCACAAGAAGAACGCACTGAAGAACAATTGGTTACGGAAGCTGTAATGGGTGAGAGAGAAGTCGAGGACTACCAAGGAATTGACCAATCAAAACTTGTACCTTTATTAGTGGGTGCGTTACAAGAGGCGGTGGCTCGTATCGAGCAACTAGAAAACGCATAACAACAACAGGAAAGAAGATGTCTAAAAAAACAAAAGAACAGACAATCACAATTGACGATAAAGAATACAACGTAGATGATTTAACACAAGAGCAAGTAGCTTTGGTTAATCACGTTACAGATTTGGACAGAAAGATTAGTTCAAGTCAATTCAACCTAGACCAGCTAAACGTAGGCAGGAATGCCTTTATGTCACTTCTAACAGAGAGTCTGAAAGAAGAAGTAGTAGCTGAAAAAGTAGCATAAGGGATATTATGGCACAAGAGAAATGGCACGTCAGCAAGGCAATAAGCCTATCGCATATAGCAACAACAGGTGTTCTCATTTTGAGTGCCATAGTTTACATAACTGGAATTGAGAAGGATGTAGCAGTTCTTCAAGCACAGCAGGCAAATATGCAAGAACAGATTGTTCAGATGCAGAATGATAACAAAGAGATGTTCAACAGGATTGACGAGAAGCTGGACAAAATGATTGACATCATTCACAACTACCAAACAAAGTATAAATAAGGAATAGACTGGGTGATTAATCTTCTAGTAAACATAGTACCAATTATCTTAGGATTCCTAGGTAAGTTACTAGCTCTAAAGTCTCAGGCTCAGAGCGATATGATGAAGTTGTCTATCATTCGTAGTGACCAGAATATGAAGGCTATTGCAGAGGCGGTAGAACAGTCAAACAAAGAATCACCACAGGCGGCTTGGAACAGACGTTTCATTATTGTGGTTATCCTTGGTTTGATTATCTTTACTCAGGTAGCACCAGTGGTATGGGATATACCTACGGTTATTCCTACGGTAAAGGAAGGATTTAAATTATTAGGAATAGAGTTTGTACCAGACGTAGTTGAGTACATCTCTGTAGAAGGTATGCTGAAGTTCGATGAGATATTCGCTTGGGCTACTATGATTGTAGAATTTTATTTTGGAGCGCAATTAGCTAAAGGCAAATGAAGGTTGGAATTGTTATTCCCGATCAGCACTTCCCGATCCACGATAAGAAGGCTTATTCGGTAGTATTACAGGCGATAGAACACATAAAGCCACAGACTTTTATTAATTTGGGTGATGTTGGTGAATGGTCTAGTGTCAATGGACACAGATACAAGAGAAGAAAAAGACCACCACTAGAGTACCAACTACCGCTTATTGATAAAGACATTAAGTCAGTCAACAAAGAGATAGACAAGGTTGATGCTGTGTTGGATAAGATAGGTTGCAAAGAGCGTTATATATGTGCTGGCAACCATGATGAATGGCTTGATGCGTTTGTAGAAGAAAACCCATACCTTGATGGATATACATTTAGAAAGGCGTGTAAATGGGATGAGAGAGGTTACAAGTACCTACGATATAACGAGGTTCTAAGCCTTGGTAAAGCAAACTTTATACACGGTGCTTACTGTGGACTTAATCATGCCAAGAAACATTTGGATGCTTACGGAGTTAACCTAATTTATGGACACACACATGACATCCAGAGATACTCAGCCACAAGGTTACAAGATGGCAACATCTCTGCTTGGTCGATGGGTTGTTTAAAGGACATGAGTGCTGAGAAGAATAGATGGCTTAAAGGCAGACTCCATAACTGGAATCATTGTTTTGGCATTATCACCTGGTTTAAAGACAAAACCTTTCAGCTAGACGTGATAGATATTATTAAGGGCAAGGCCAACGTACATGGTGAGATTATTAAAGGATAGATTATGACTTTTAGAGAATTGATTAACGAAGTATTAATTAGACTCAGAGAGGAAACTATTGCTACCGATTGGTCTGGCAATATCAATGACTCTACTACAGTGACGGATTATCAAAAAGTGATTGGTGCTTTAGTGAATGATTCTAAACGCAGTATCGAGGCTTATCACGACTGGTTAGTTCTTAGAGAAACAGTTGATGTAACTACAGTAGATGGCACAAAGAATTACAACCTAAGTTCTGGTCAAGAGATCAAGATTGTGGATGTCATAAACAACACTACAGGCATTAATTTGTCTCAGGTAAGCCGACAGTACATGAACAGCATAAAGTACCCCACAGATGCATCTGGCGAGCCTCTATACTATGCTTTTAATGGGGCAGATTCCTCTAATAATCTAAAGGTAGATTTATCCCCCGTTCCTAACTCTGCTCAGACCCTCTCATTTGATATTGTAAAGTATCAAGACGAATTAAAAACAGCCTCTACAACAATCAAGATTCCAAGTAAACCTGTGGTCTTGGGTGCTTGGGCAAGGGCCATTGCTGAGAGGGGGGAAGATGGTGGAACACAAGCCTCTATCGCAGCAGAAGAAACCAATCAAGCCGTGAAGCAAGCCATTATGCTTGACTCGGGCAATACACAATTTGAGTCGGAGTGGTACGTTGCCTAAACCAATTACATATCAACCATTAGATGACATTGGGGTTAATGGACTCAACACCCAGAATAACCCATCAACCTTAGACCATACTTGGTTAACTAAGGCAGAGAATGTCGTACTAAGGGAATCAGGAAGAATATCTTTTAGGAAGGGTTTTAAGCAACAAGTGTTAAAGACCTCTGCTAAGATTGGATCGCTAACAGAGCATAACGACCAAGGTACGAATAAGATATTTGCATCCTCTGGTGATACTATCTATACGATAGATTTCACAACACCTGATGCTGCCTTCCCTTCTTCGGGTGCAGATGTTAAGAGAACGGTATCTGGTACAACTGGAGATTGGCAGTTTGTTAATTTTAATAAGAGACTTCATTGTTTCCATGCTGGAGCAACACCACAAAGATATGATGGTTCACTGGCCTCTGGTTCTAGGTGGACAGCACACGCAACACAACCTACTGGGATAACAACCTTTGACCCTTCTTGTGGCATGGGATTCTACGGTAGAGTATGGTGTGGTGGTGTCGCAGAGGAAAAAAGTGTTGTATTCCATTCTAATCTTTTGGATGGTGATGATTGGACAGGTGGTGATGCCAGTTCAATTAACCTAAATAAAGTTTGGGGTAATGACGAGATAGTAGCCCTAGCCCCCTTCTATGGTAAGTTGGTTATCTTTGGTAAGAACAATATTGCTATCTACAACAATCCTACCGATGTTACCACCCTAGCATTAGACGAGGTAATTAGAGGTATTGGTTGTGTATCAAGAGATTCTGTACAAGCGATTGCTGATGACCTGGTATTTTTGTCTGACACAGGCCTTAGATCACTAGCTAGAACCACAGAGAAAGACAAGTTACCCCTAACTGATTATTCAGTCAATATTAAAGACACACTGATTAGAAATATTGGCAATAGCACCAACGTAAAGTCAGTCTATGTCGAGAACGAGGGTATATACATAATGTCCTTTGTTGATAAGAACATTTCTTATATATTCGACATGAAACACGTCACCCCTAGCGGTGTACCTAGAATAACCACTTGGTCATTCGACTCCGACAGAGAGCCAGCAAGCCTTGCCTACACAGAATTATACGGTTTGCTTATTGGACAACAGGAGGGAAGTATAGCTACTTATGAGGGGTACTTTGATAAGGATTATGCTAGTGGTGGTAGTTATTCCAACAACTCTTATACTGGGAGTTTTGCAACAATCTGGGTAAACCTTGGTGAGAATGTATCAGCCTCACTTTTAAAGCGTTTATTTATGATTATTGAGGGAGGTTCTGGTGCAACATTGGGATTGAAGTGGTATCGAGATTTCTCCTTAACACCATCTAAAACAACCTCTATTACATTAAACCCAGCCACCACAGGCTCAACCTCTCTATGGGGTTCGTCAACCTCTTTATATGGAGCAACAACAGCAACACACACACATACTGCATCACTTCATCCATCTTCATCTACTTACAAGCCTGTATATGGATTGAAAGAATACAAGACACATCTAACAGGTAGTGCCAAGAATTTGAAGTTAGCAATAGATATAGAGAGTAATGGGTTTGATACCTCCTTACAAAATTTAACCATTCTACACAAACAAGGAAAGATACGATGAGTAACTACACAATAGCAGTATCTTGGTCAGGTAAAGATGCTCTAGCCGACTCAGATGCTAATAAGGTAATATCAGGAGCAGACTTTAATACTGAATTCACAGCAGTACAAACAGCAGTCAATTCAAAGGCAGACAAGAACGGCTCTACCTCTGAGAGCTTCAGTGCTTCAACAGCAGCAGCCGATACGAATACAACACAGGTGGCAACGACTGCTTATGTCCAAACAGAAATAGGCAACTTAGGCACTAATGGTGATGGTGCTAGAACAGTTAGTACGTCTGCCGCAAGCGGTGGTTCTAATGGTGATATTTGGTATCAGGTATCAAGCTAAACAATGAGTATAAAGATAAAAGATTCTGGAACTTTTAAAGAACCTACAAAGGTGTCTGTTAAGGACGGTGGTTCTTGGAAAGAGGTAATTACTGGGAGTGTTAAGGATGGTGGTTCTTGGAAAACTTTTTATCAGAGAAAATTTACTTATACAGTTTCTAGTAATGTTAATAAATTAGACTTAGATACTGTACTAACTTCAGACAATAAGTTAGGCGATGTAGATGTTATCATCAACTCAGGTGTTTATGTTTATTCAGATGCTACTGGCACATCTGCACTAAGAACTGGCAATGGTGTAGCAGGCACTTTAACTATCATTAACAATGGTTATATTTACGGTGCTGGAGGGCTGGGAGGTAACGGAGGCGGTTCTGCTGCAAATGGTTCAGCAGGTGGTAATGGTGGCACTGCTTTGCTCTTAGAAAAAGATATTACTTTAGACAACAATGGCGAAATCCTCGGTGGAGGTGGAGGCGGTGGAGGAGGCGGTGGTTCAACTGATGACCAAAGTTTCTCTGACCGTGACCACGCTGGAGGTGGCGGTGGCGGTGGAGGTCAGTCCTTCGGTACTGCTGGTTCAAGAAACTCTACTTGTAGTGGCTCTGGTTGTATCTCACAATCTGTTGATGGTGGAGCAGGAACTTTAACTGCTGCTGGTTCAGGAGGTGCAGGTGCGGTTGCAGGTGGTAGCCGAGGAACAACAACTGCTGGAGCAGGTGGCTCTGGTGGTTCGGTAGGTAATAACGGTTCTTCTGGACAAAGTGGTCAATCAGGTGATGGACTAGGCTCTGGTGGTTCAGGTGGTAGCGCAGGAACAAATATTGACAACAACGGATTTACAAGAACAGATGTTTAAAGGAAGCAAGGGAGAATAGAGATGGCACAAAGTTATTTAGACAAAGGTTATCAAGATGCGGCTTACGGTAATACCAATCGTGCTTATGTAAAAAATAGAGATGGCACAAAGGGTTGGAAATTTGACCATGGTGGGACAACTAAAAAAGTGCAACTTCCACTTGGCATGCTTGGTGGTCGTGGCAGAGGCGGTGCTAGATACGCAGAAGAAGATTTCGAGCGTCAAAAGGAATTAGACAAGCTGGCATGGGAACGCTCTACTCCTGAAATTACAGGTGTTGGTGGTCAGGTTCGTTGGGATAGAGATAAGAATATGATGACCTCTACCCTATCTCCAGAGAATCAGGCTATCTATGATGACTATTACGCAAGACAAAAAGTGCTTGCTGATCAAACCGATGGTCTTATTGGTGGCGGATGGCGAGGTGCTAGAGACGAACTTTACCAAGACACACTTAGGTCTTTTGCATCTCAAGATGATAGGCAAGATGCAGCCAGACGTGCTAGGCAAGTAGCTACAGGTGCTGGTGATTATGCGATAGGCACAGAAGATAGGAGAGAGGCTGCAATACGCGACCAAAGAAACCTAGATGCCTATAACAATGCATTTGCTCAAAGCCAAGCCTTGATAGATTCAAGCCTAGCTAGACAAAGAGGTGAGGTGAGCATGATGACAGATGTGGGCAATATTGCCAACTCAATGATGAACCAGCCTGCTCCATACACACCAGGCAACATTAATAACGTCAGTCTAGCATCTACTCGTTGGGCTGATAACTTAGCAATGGAATCAGCTAAAAAGTCAAAAGCTAAGAGTGATTTTTGGGGTTCACTCGCAAGCAGTATTTTTTCATAGGAGATAAAGATGGCAGTTAATTACCCAAGTATGTTTGATGTTAGAGCCGACATGGATAGGCAGATAGTTGATGATGCTTATAAGGCAGGCCAACTACCTCTGGGTGGTGGAATGATGTACGCCTCATCTATGGCTGGTGATATGTATGGTCAAGGACTACAACAACTCTCAGGTATGTTGGGTGGTACACCTGACCCTAGAATAGCCAAACAACAAGCCCTTGAAGAAATACAACAACAGTTTCCTAATCCTGAAAGCTATGAAGATTTTATGGATTTAGCTAATGCCCTAAGAGGTGCTGGTTTTTATGATTATGCTGAACAAGCAATGGGTTGGGCGAAGGATTTAAAACCAACAGCCACATCAAAAGGATATAACACTGGTACTGATATAGGTGATTACGAGTATTGGAAAAAAACAAAACCAGGGTGGACAGACGAAGAAATATTTGAACACATGCGTTATCTGAGTTCTGGCGATCCCAATGTCAAAGTTGATGCAGAAAACATTGGCGCAAGACAGGTTAAATTTGCTGAATGGGGTGATACAGCTAGAGAGGATATACGACAAATTAGAGAAATGAATAGAATTCTCGACAAGGGTGTCTACACTGGTTGGGGTGGTGATTTCGCCACACAAGCTGGAAAGTTCTTTGGTCAAGATGTTGCCGATAAAGAATTATTTGCATCATTATCTGTAGATAGAGTTTTGGCTTACACATCACAAACCAAAGGTGCTATATCTGACAGAGAGATGAGCTTGTTTGAGGGCGCTGCCACATCATTGAGTAAGTCTGTAGATGGCAACAGGTTGCTTCTCAAGTATTCAGAATTGTTCTCTCAAAATGTTTTAAAACTTAAAGCACACATGATGAATTGGAGGACAAAAAATCCAAAAGCAACATTTGCAGAGTATTCAATTGAGGAAGAAAGATGGAGGAACGACCCAGAGAATGAACTTGGCATTGCCACAGACCCTGATTTTGCAAAACTTGCTTCTGAAGGTGCTGGCACACAAGTTGATCAAGACTTTGTTAAGAATAAGCAAAAACTACTAGATATAGGAAAATAAGTATGGCCTCAGAAACAAAAAAGCGTTTTGAGCAATATCGTGAAAATGAAGGGTTAAGGCAAGAGGCCAAGCAACTCTTTAACCAGGCTATGAGCAAGGAAAAATATGACCTTGCAAAGCGTTATTTGGAATTCATTGAGAATGACATGGCTTATGAGTACCAAGAATTGCCATTTAACTCACAATATGTAAACCTCCTTAAAGAGAATTACGAGGGCGAGAAAGGAAAGCCATTTGAGGGTGATATTAGAGAGTTAATCGAGAAAGATTTTGGTAATTGGAACTTTGTTGAGAGTAATTTGACCTTTGGTGCTGGCAAGGAAACACTAGACTATTACACAAACAAGTCTGACGAAGAAAAAGAGAACGCCCTTCAGAGATATGAGACTTTTTCAAAAATAAGCCCTTGGGGTTCTGGTTCAAGAGACTTTATTAAGTTTACTGGCGATGATGCTTGGGATTTTTTAAACCCCTCACATTGGACTGGGCAAGCGCCCGATGTAATCAAGGGTATGGCAACAGACCCATTCACCTATTTAACTGGTGGACTTGCCGCCCTTATGAGTAAGAATATGGTTAAGAAAGGAGTAAGTAAAGAACTTGCCCCTAGACTTGCCACTAGCACAACAAGTGCTGGTTACACAGCAGCAGCAGATGCAGAAAGACAGGTTATGAAACAAGCAATGGGTTCTGATGAGGAATTTTCTCCATCACAAACAATGACTTCGGCAGCAATAGGATTTGTTGCACCCAGAGTGTTAGAGCCATTTGGAACTGTTACAGGAAAGATGATGAGGGGGGTCACGCATCCAGGACAAACAATAGGTACTATTACAAAAACCCTCGCCTCAAGCAAGGGCAAGGAGGCCGCACAAAGGGGAGTAGCACAAGAAGTTGCAGAACAACTAGCAAAACATGGTGATGACTTTTCCTCAAGTTCACTCAAATTGCATGAATCAATTAAAGGGATTTTTAACTCGGTAGAGCAAACATTTAAATCTCGGTATGAAAAATTAAAAGCAGCACCAATAAAAACAGAATCCATACTTGGTTTCTACAATAAGTGGTTAGATGTTTCTCAAATAGTACGAAATGGTCAAAAATTACCAGGACTACCCATACCGTCTTCTGTAGACAGGGTAATAGCCAAGCTTGAGGCTGGACAAATAACACCAATCATAGCAGCAAGAGAAATTAGAGAGGCTATCAACCTTGCCAGAGGTGATGCGGTAAAAAGTAAGAATGGATATGCAAAATCAGACGTTCCTCAATTAAAGCAGTTCCATAAAACCCTAACCAACATAATCAACAAAGCCACAAAAAAAGCATCCAGAGAAGATACAACCAAACTTGACAAACAATACTCGGCTTTTAAGTCTATTCCTAGTGGTAAATATGGAAAGTTATTGTTTCAAGCATCTCAAGATCAAGAGGCTGCTGGTAGGTTGGTTCAATCAATGCTTAAAAAAGATTTTAACTGGAACGCTTGGAATACAACCATAAATCATATCAAGAAACTAGAAGCTACCACTGGCTTGCCTCAAGGATCATCAAATGTAATAAAGATGATTCAAGCAACCGTTTCCCCAGCACTAATGTCTAACGATGGAAGGTTGTTGGCACAAATGGTCAAAACAAAAACAGGATTAAACACACTAAAAGGTATGTTTCCAAACCTATCAAAACAGTGGGACAATATCGCTGAAGTTAGCAAAAAACTAGGCAATTTTGAGTCCTCTGCTAGTGTTGTTGCTAATATGTCAATTGCACGACTAGGTGGTTATGCTGGCGCATCACTTGGTGGTGATGTTGCTGGACAGAGTGTTGGTGCTGTTGGTGGTTTGAGCTTGTTTAATAGATTGATGGACAGTAAGTTCTTTAGAAGCGCCATGGTACACGCCTATAAAAGACAGGGTGGCAGACTAACCACAGCAACAAGAAATTGGATGAGGAAACAAGGCTTATCAATTAAGGAAATTAACATTGTCCAGGACACTATGTGGGGCATGACAGCCACTGGCTTTGCCATTAAAGGCGAGGATATGTTATCTGATACAGGTAATATGGCTAGAGATAAATTAAACAACCTAAAAGCAGGTTTTAACTTTGGTGATTAATGAAATCTGAAGGACTATTATCAGGTGGCCTAGACACCTTTAAAAAAGGCATAGCCTTCGTAGAGAGCAGTAATGGGGTTAATCTGTTTAATCCTAATTCAAGTGCTACAGGGATGTTTCAGATACTCTATAACGATGTAGATGATAACTATGCTAAAGGTTTAAGCAGAGAAGAATTTGCCCTTAATCAGAAGTTACAAGATGAGATTATAGCCAAGAGGTTTAATGGTAAAGGTGGGTTCTCAGACCCTAATGAGATGAACATTGTCTCTTATGTTAAACGCTTAAAGAAAGAATACAAAGACCCTATTGGGGCAAAAGGTTACACAGACCAAGACTTGGCTGCCCTTAACTGGTATCTAGGCAAACAAGGTACTCGTAAATACCTTGGTTATGTGATTAGAGATGGTAGACCTCTACTTGAGGTATTCCCCCATTTAGACGGTAAGATTAACAAGACCCCTGATGATTATATTAGGGCATTTAGAATAGGCGCAAGTTAATATGCACGAAAGATCAGAAACTATCCAAAACAAGAACGGCAAATGGGTTAATGTCTATGGCAAGGGTTTGCTTAAACAAGGCAAGGTCTTACCTATCCTCTACCCTTGGTTCGAGCAAGAAGAATACGATACAGAGAAACAAGCTGTTGCTGCTGCCAAGCAGAGAAGTGACCTATACAAAGAGGACGAACCAGAGAAGCCTGTAGGCACTAGAACAAAGCCTGTAGATGATGATGCACCCAAAAAGATGAGGAACACAGAAGAAAAAGGTATGTTCTCATCTGGCAATAAGATTATTGATGTTTTTGCTTTAGATAATAAAGTAAGAGAGCAATTATCTAAAAAGAAAAAATACGAAAGGAATCCAAACAAACCTACAGGACACCCTTCTGAGATTGTAGAAGAAAAGCAAGAAGTTAAGCCAGGATATAAACTAGCTAAAGGTGGTGGTTTCTGGTCTGTTGATACCAAGAGTCCTCATTGGCAAACAGAGAAAGGTTATAAAGAGGCTGTTAAGTTATATGGTTATAAGCCAGCTTGGGTTAACAAACCAAAAGAGAAAGAGGAATTTGTTAATCTCAAGAAACGACCTAGCCTTTAAACATAACTAGGTTGTAATCCTCACCCCTTGGAAGTTTCACACCTAATTCATCTGCAAGAGTCTCAATCTCTCTAAGATAATCTACAAACTCAACCATTGTTAGTTCTTTGGTTGACCCCCCATCTAGGAAAGTGTTTTTAAGAAGCCTATGGGTTTCCTCTTTACTATTACCTAAAAACTCCCCAATCAAATCCCTCCATTTAAAGTACAACCTAGATTGTGCTTCTGATCTTAATGGCTTGCCCCTACTTATGTGAATGGTAGCTACGTTATCGTTTGGATTTGCATTAAAGTGTTCTGTAATTAAAGATATGCAAGCATCTTGCTTGGGTTTGTCTCTGTAAAGAATCTTATGCACTACCCCACTCCTTGTTTATATCCTTTTGAGTCTCAGAGTTATAGTCATCTAACATAGAGTCTATGCTTACCTTCTTAGGCACAAGTTCAACATCTGTGAACATATCGTCTATTTTCTCATTGTACTTCGCGTGTTGCTTCGCAACCTCAACCAAGTCTTTGTCTAGAAATATACCTCCGTGTCTACATACTTTTTCAAACTCGGTGAATAATCTGTCGAACTTACGTTGGTATAGGTACTCCAGTCCAATCAATATGTTGGACATCTCATCCTCACTCATAGGCTCGTCTGAGTCTAGGTGTTCTTCATAGACCAACTTAATATCACTGGTTATCTGCCAGCAATCCATAATTCTTTCTTCTAGTCTAAACATTATTTTCTCCAATCACTTTTCCAGAAGGGTCGCTTCTCTTTAGCCTTCCTTTTCTTCTTATCAGCTTCCTCTCTACGCTTGATGTCGGCAGGGTTTTCACCGCCCTGCCTTATACGCCCACTAATGAGGTCTAGCTTACTCATACACCCCTCAAAGATTTTTCCCTAGCACCAAGTTTCTTCATCTTCTTGAGAAACTCTCCTCGGGATAAATATTTAAACCTTGGATCACCCTTTCTCATCTTATTCAACTCAAACAAAGCTAGAAAAGACTCACTGTTTAGGATTATGTCAACCATCTCCCCCACATCAGTATCCATGCTCTCTTTCCTTAGATAGTTAAGACACCAATGTGGATTCTTGCTTCTTATTATTTTTTCTTTCATCTTTTGACCAATAAAATAATGACACCTATCGCTATAATAATTGTTGCTAGATTGTGAATAATTGCTGCCATTACAACCCTAGCCAGTTACCAATCACCAAGACCACTACTAAGCCTACAAACACAACCAGGCTTTTCTTGCTCTTTAGTAGATTCTTAAGTTCTTCCATACTATCTCCTTTTATTGTTGTCGCTTGTTGTTCAACTGCGTCAGCGACTTTCCACAGTTTCTTTGTTAGATTACTCATGCTTTCAACACCCCTTCTTTAGCCATTAATCTCATATAAGAAACCGTCCCTCTTAGGTGGGAAAGTTCCATCCATTCTCTTTCTAAAGGTGGGTCTGCTTGGGTTCTACCATCTACCAGGTTGTGACAGTTAAAACAAGCTGGGCAGCCGAAGTCGACATCCCCTACCCTGTTTTTCATACCCATTGCTGATATAGGTAAATGAGCAAATACAGTGGTCTCATTTTGACCCCCAGATAAGCAGTTTTGATCTAGGCGTAAATAGCAAGGTTTTCCCCTCGCAAGTTCTGTCATTTTTGACATTATTCTGACCCCTTTTTTAGTTTTCTTAACTTACCCTCTAATAACACATCAATCTCCTTGCATAATGCCTTCACAGATTGGCTAGAATGTTGCTTAAAGGGGAGGTATTCACTTAGGTCTACCTCACCCCTAGCTATGGCATCTTTTCGCAGTCGGTTGACTATAGATAAAGTCATATGTTCTAACTTTCCGTAATAGCTAAGACCACGATTATCGCCCTTCTCTTTGTCGTGCAAAATCCAGTTATATTTATCTACACCAACTGAGAATCTATCATCGATTTTTAAGTATTTACTCACTACATTTTCTACCTAGGTTTAAATTGGGTTTAGAATATGCTTCATAATGTGGCCTTAGAGTGTCATATAATCTACTACAGCGACTTTTATTAAAATTTGATACTCTGAGTTGCCTAAACATTTTTAATAGCCCTTAATCGCTTATTATTCATTTTTCATAAATCACTAAATCTTGAGTATTCACCCTCGAATTTCACATCAACCCAAGAGGTCATACCCATTCTGTTTTTAGCCACTATTAGGTTGGCTATACCTTTGTTGTCCATACTTTCTTTGTTGTAGTATTCGTCTCTATAAACAAAGAGAATTACATCGGCATCTTGCTCAATCTCACCAGAGGCTCTTAGGTCAGACATTAAGGGGTGTTTGTTCTCTCTCTGCTCTACCGCCCTACTCAACTGAGATAGGAGAATAATGGGTATTTCTAGTTCTTTGGATAACGACTTTAACTCTCTGGTTATTGTTCCAAGTTCAGATATTTCTCTGCCTTTGTCGTATTTCATTAGTTGCAGATAATCAATCACCACAAAGTCAAGACCCTTGGAGTTCTTGGCAGCACGACACTTACTAATAATGTCCTGGACTGTTAAGCCACCTTTATCAACAATGTTGAGTTTCTTATCACCAATGGCAGATAAACCCTTCATATAGGTTTCATACTCTTTTTCTGAGAGTGACTGCCTATCGAGTTTAGTCATGTGGGTTTTGGTCGCAGAGCAAGCCATCTTCATAGCTAATTGAACTTGGCTCATCTCCAAGGAGAAGAACAGGACGTTTTTATCATCAGCAATATTAGAAGTAATATTGAGAGCAAGTGTTGACTTACCCATCGATGGCCTACCCGCAAGGACTGTAAGCGAACCAGGTCTGAATCCATTGATCAAACCATCTAACGCATAAAAACCAGAAGCAATACCTGTTCCGTTCTTACTTACATCCTCCATATAATCAACCGTCTTACCAACGATTGAATTCATTGATGTTTCATCTTTATTCTCAAGTTCTTCTTGGAGAAGTGAGACCTCTCTCTTAACTTCCTCAGAATTTTCAAAGGTGATAGATTTTTTTCTAGCCTCAATCTGTTCTTTTAAAGATTTGGATCGTATGTGATTGGCATAGACTGCCACATTATTAACAGATGGCGTGTTGTCTGCTATCATTGCTAGATAATCAAAGTTAATACCCTTACCTTTTGTGTGGTTTTTAACTGTGATAATATCAATCTTCTCATCATCATGGTGCATCGCCAGGATGGTGTCATAGACATAACCAAGGTGTTCATTAGAGAAGTCCTTTGATGTTAGGCCAGTTGACAACACCTTATCAACAACAGGTGCTACCATTAAACTACCAACGACACTTTCTTCACTTTCAATCATATTGCCTCCGCATTGAATTTTTCTCCGTATGGGTTTTTAGATTGTGGTTGGGATTCACCCATCTCCCAAAGACGGTTGTTAATAAACTTTGCTAACATTGGAACGTATTTCTTTTCAGAAGCACCAAGCCAATCTAATGTTGGATTGATCATCACTAGGATGTCTAATACTTCTTCCCAATCTTTGTGTTTTTTAATAAGGTTTTCTAACTCAGTATCTAACCCTCTTTTCTTTCCTGGGTATTTGAGTCTGAATGTGTCGAATTTGGATTTGTTTTCAGGGGATATATTGAATATATTCTTACTATTGAATCTATTATTATTAATACGTGTGGATTTTCCCTTCTTGGGGTTTTCCCTTCTAGGGGAATCCCCGTTTTGGTGTTCTGAAGCCATATCAGGGTTTTCCTGTTTAGGCTCTACATAAGCCTTTAGGGTGTAAATCCCACTTCCATCAGTTTGCTTTTCATACGTCAACCAACCACTTTTGCGTAACTCTTGTAAACCTGAACGAATAGAATCCTCACCATCCTTCATTTGTTTAGCCATTGATCTGATTGTAAAGTTCCAATTCTTATTTGCACCAACCCGATAAGCCATGAACAAAAACAACCCTTTAGCTTTGAGAGAAACACCTATATCCATAATCAATTCGTTTGGAGCGATGGTGTAGTTAACACCCTCTTGTAAGATAATGTTCTTCATGCAGACTCTTTTATTGGTGATTGTTGATATTCAATACGCCCATCCAATGACCAAAACTTTCTTGCTCTGATCATTACCACTTGGCTATCGTTTTCGTAATAACGCCCTTCGCAACTATCAAGAACGGCTTTAATGTAGTTATCAACGTCTGCGTTGTTGTCACAATACTTACCGTCTTTTTCTGCTTTTTTCTTCTTTGTCCAGGACTTTGGAATCTGACAATAAAAATCCATCTTGACGTAGATAAGTTCACTGCTCGGAGTAAGACAGTAGCCATCAAGTAGCTTGCCTAATTGCTCTCTAAATTTAGTATATTTTTTGGGGAAGTAGGTGGAAAACCTAGTTACTCTTGGCCTAGAAGCTGGAACGGGTGCAATATTGAAAGTTGCCCTGTGTTCCATCTTAGGGTAAGATGGGGTAGTTGTTGCAGCAAGGAATTTCTAAAGGGTGCTGTAAATCTGGGGATTTCTTTTTATGTGGGGGCATAAATTAAAGGTTTTTTTTGAAACTTGAATTCGATTATACACATTTAATACTTATTTGTACACAAATTTAAAATTATGAATTTAGCTGAGAGGGTTAAAGAATTAAGAAAGGAGGTTGGCCTATCTCAAACCGACCTTGGTAAAATAGTGGGCGTTCCTTACCAGTCTATCCAGAATGTTGAACTTGGTCGGGTTAAGAATCCACGATATATGAAACAGTTGGCAGATGCCCTTGAAACATCAATTGATTATCTAGTTAATGGTGTGACTAAGGCTGATCCGAAACCAGTGGCCCATGATATTGCTCACATTGTTGCTATTGATAAAAACATCGAACCACAACTCGAAAAAGACTTTTATGTAGTATCTATTAACAGAGGAAAAAAACTTTTTTTAACCGATGGTGCTGTTGAGGAGGCCAAAATAACCCAAACCTATAAGTCGCACAAGGCATAGATAGGTTTTATGGGTTAGCTTGCAACTTAATTATTTTAAATGTATAATTATGCACTTTAAATAAATTAATACAACGGTTTGATCAAATCCATTTCACCCCCCACCAACACAGTTATGGTTTGGCAACAAACCATTGAGCCAACATTAAATCTCTTAAAATCCTATATCATTAATGGCAACGTCTCTGTCATTAACACTTGTAACGCAGCGACATTAATCTACGACATTTACGATATGTCTAGGGCTTTTGAACACGAAGGCCAAACCCATAATTTCTCTATCCAAGCAGAGTCTTTAATATCCAATTTGTAGTATATATACCCATATATTGGTATATATTTGCAAATTTAGTTTGCATTTCTAATTAATTTCCTGTATTATTAACAATAACACGTTGTTAATTCGTATTGAATTACGCGTTTATTGCAGGAGAAGCAAATGTACCAAGAACTAGAAAATCACATGGTGAAGCCACACTGGACTCCAATGGAGTACGAGTTGGATGCGCCTGAACCTGACCACAATTTCATGCTTGAGGCATGGGATAACTTTGCCTACTTAAATAGCAAGGAACTTGATTACCTAATTAAGACCAAGCGTTTCCAAGTAGATTCCGAAAAATTCAATATTGACACCCTTGATTACGTCAACTACGAGGCATTAAAGCAATCGATTGTTGATCGCCTAGCCACGTTTGAAAATCTTTACTTTAAAGCTGAGACCTTTGAACACGAAGGTGTTGATGTCAACCTTGGCCCTATGGTGTACCAATGGTGGGTAATGCTATGACCAAAAGAGAATGGATCGAAGAAGTTTTGTTTTCAGTGATTTTCGTTGTTGGAATTTTCACAATGCTAATCTTAGGAGTCGCAATCATATGAACTTAGTCACAAAACAAAACCGTAAAGAATATCTAAACGCCAAGCAAAAACTTTCACCTGCCTATGTAATTGGTTGGTTAGCAGCCGAATCAAATGGTTGTGAGAGTATCAGCGCAGACCCTAAAACAATGTATTACTACGAGGCTGGCTATAACGATTGTAAGTCTAATGAGTTTACGATAGATGGTCAACCAACTGCCCAGGAGAAAAGCGCATGATTAAATCAGTTACTAAATGGAGTGAACTAGATACATCAGAAGTTGAATTGCACGAATGTGAATTAGATGGGTGCAAGTTATACGGTTTTCAAATGTCTGGTTTTAAATTTAAAGACGGCACACCATTACCTCCACTTTGTTCTGTTGAAAGAGATACCTGGGAAGAAGAAATAATGGGTAATTTTGATTCTGAAACATACGAACTTGCATACGAATTGATAGATTGGTCAGGAGGAGATTATGAACAAGAAGCGTTACGTTGTTGAAATGGATTTTTATATCTACGCTGATTCTGATGATGAAGCTGTAGAGAAAGCTGAGAACTTTAGTATGTTGGTTGATAAGGAAGATAACCAGCCTAAAGTCCACGAGTTGCATGAAGTACCCTATGGTCAGATTGCAGCAAGAAAGGTGGAATTGTTTAACTGATGGAGGAAGTGTAATGGCTACCAAAAAGAAAAGCGTTTTTGAAGTCCTTAATGCGATAGATGTGAATGAGCATACTGAGCAGAAAGGCAAACTAACCTACTTGTCCTGGGCATGGGCTTGGCAGACAACCAAGCAGCATTACCCAGAGGCGTTCTACACGGTGTATGAGAATGAGTTTGGTATGAACTACCACAACGACAATCGTACAGCTTGGGTTAAAACTGGGGTTACTATCGAGGGCCTTGAGCATATTGAGTATCTACCTGTTTTGAATTATCAGAACAAGTCTATTCCAATTGACTCAATCACCTCTTTTGATATTAACACAGCGATTCAGCGTAGCTTGACAAAGGCAATTGCCCGTCATGGACTTGGCCTATATATCTATGCTGGTGAGGATTTACCTGACACACCTGTTTGGGATGATGCTGAACAAAAAGATCGCTATGTTGATGCAATCACACAGCACTGTGCTGACCAGGAAGATAAAGAGGCAGCCAAGCTATATCGTGAGATGGGTGGTCAGAAGAATAAGGTGAGAGGCACAAAACAAACCCAACAGGTTTGGAGTGCGCTTGATCCAGCTACACAGAGATACTTAAAAGCCGCTTTAAGTGGTGAAAAAGAGAAAGTTTCCGCCTAATTTCTAACGCCTGACTGGGGCGTTTAATACCAGCGCGAGTTTGCCTGTACTCGTTGGTGAAGAACAGGCAATTTTTTAATTTGCAGGAGCAAGAAATGAGTAAGATGGGTATAAACATCTCTATAGATGTAACCAAAATTGATAAAACTAGATTGTTTCAAGGAAAAAAAGGAACATACCTAAGTCTAACAACTTTTATTGATTCAGATAATCCTGATCAATATGACAACCACGGCTTTATCAGTCAATCAACAGATAAAGAAGAAAGAGAGGCTGGTGTTAAAACTCCGATCCTGGGTAACTGTAAGGTGTTCTTTACAGAGACAAAAGGTGGTGAAAGACACAACGGTGTTCCAGCTATGGCTCACAACACACCTGAAGACGATATTCCTTGGTAATTAACCTTATATGGCTGACTCATTGGGGGGGTGGGTCGGCCGTATCTTATTATATGAAAGAAAAAACAATAAACTTAAATAAAGACTATTTAACCAGTAAAGAAGCGCAGCTATATATGGGTATGTCCCAAACTGGTTTTGATCGCCTAGTTAAGCGATATAACATTCCATCATCTAGGCCACCAGGTGCAAAGATAGTCTATAGACGTTCTGACTTATCACAGCTTGCAGAGATGTTTTTCGACCAAGAGGCTATTCGCCTAGCTTGAAATTCTTAACCTCATTCTGTAGATGGGAAGGCGATAAATGTGCATATCCCATCGTAGTACGAATATCTTGATGTCCCATAATCTCTTTAACGGCTGCAATATTAGCACCACTCATCATAAGGTATGAACAAAACGTATGCCTTAGACAATGAACACCCCATTTAGATTTATCTATTTCAGCTTTTTCACATATCCGCCTAAATCTCTTTTTAATCGATTCAATCTTATAGGGCCTTGGTAATAGATATTGTGAACTCATATCAAAATCATTCAAACATTCTTTAGCTATTGGGGTTAATGGCACATACCGCCACTTGCCAGATTTGGTTCTATTTTCGCCTGAAAGCACATATATAGAGTCATGCTTGATATTTTCAGTTTCAAGCCAATAGAACTCAGCCAACCTTAAACCCGTATTAGCCAAGAACAACCACCAATGCGAAGTCTCATTGTCGTTATCAAGTATTTTGTCTATTTCAGCCTTAGAATATAACTTAGGCGGTTTAGAGGTATTATCCTTAACATTCTCAATAATTATATTGGGGGTTCTATAGCCATCTACCTTGGCCCTGGTTATTAATCCTTTAAGATCGGCCAGTTTCCTATTAATAGTTGCAGGTTTGTTGTCGCTGCATGATTGTTTAAACCGTTCAATATCCCTATTGGTTATTAAATCAATCCTGATATTAGCGAATATAGGCTTAACAAACTTATTGACGTTCAATTCCTTGGTTCTATAGGTTGATGGGTAATTCTCATTAAACCATTTAAGATATATAGGGATATAATCGGAAAATTTGATATGATCAAAACCAAATAAAGAATCATTCTCTATTTGTTTTAATCTGACTTTTGCCAGGTGTTCGGATATTGGCCCCAGGTTTTCCCGTTGTCGTTTACCGCCAATATAATAATCAATCTGCCAGGATTTACCGCGCTTTCTTAGACTTGCCATTATGTGACCAAATTGTGACCAAACAGTACTATTTTATACTGCTTTATACTGTTTATTGGCCTTTTTAGCGGTTCATTAAGATATATAGATAACCCCATATTATCCATATAAGTCATTGATATATAAGGTTTTATTGTTGGTCGGGGCGATAGGATTTGAACCTACGACAACCACACCCCCAGTGTTATAGAATGCCTTGTTAGAGTAGGCTTATAGAGGATATTGTGACTATTTTGTGCCTATTTGCTTATATAGACTATTGCACATATAGGCTAAAACTTATCGTTAATATGCCAGTATTCATAATCTTCTAGCAGATCACCAAACACCTCATTAACTTCATTAATAACACCCTGCAAATCGTTGTCCATTGCTTCATATAGAATGGCCCTTGCTCTATCTTGCGAGCAATTTAAATCATTAACTTCATTAATTAAATCTTCGGAACGGCTCATATAAAGATGTTTCTATATTCTATCCAGAAGGCCCTTTATTTTGGCGATGTTGGTATCGCCTGGCAATTGCTGCCATTTTTCAAAATAGGCATTATCGGACGGCTTGAAGCTAATTACAATCTTATTAATTGTTTTATTCCATTTGGCCGCGTATTCAATTCTTATTTTTTTAGAATGTTCGGTATATTTTCTCATTGTTATATTGTACTATAACTGGCCCAAATTTAAAAGATTATTTTAATCTGATAGGGAAATATTACAGGCAATAAAAAACCCCCAATTAAGGGGGTTTTTGTTGTGTGTTATCAATCAAGCTTATTATAGTTATCGGCATAATACCTTTCAATATCCGACCAGCAAGATTCATAATTATTCAAGTTTTCAATAGACCCAGAAGGATCAATTACAGAACACGGCAAAAACATTCCGCCGCTTCTATTGTTTTTAATAAATATATCAATTAAATTTTTTTGTTTTTTGTTTAATTTTCTCATTGCACACCTTCCTTAATAGTTAATCAAAATATCAAACTCAATATTTATTTCGTCATCGCTCATTTGCTCGTAAATTTCCCACAGCTTTTTATATTGAGCGTCGGAAAATTTCTCTCTCATGTTACGAGTTGACAATATAAAAGCTATTTTGTTGTTTCTCGGCTCTTTTTCAATTTCATGCATATTCATTACACGCCCCTTTTTTCAAGTAACACAATATCAGCCCAGATTTGATCGAAAAAATACTCCATGTCATCTTTATGCTGCTCACTAATATAATCAGTGTAATACATCATAAACACGGCTTTATTTTCCTTCACTTGGTCGAAACCCACATACCAAGAGTGAAAACCGTCATAACTTTGTGAATTTTCGTCAAGCCACTCGACAAATTCCCAATTATCCTGCAAAGTATTAATTAAGTCATCAACCTTTTTTTCGCTTATCCTGGCAGTGATCTTATCTGTTTCAAAATTGTAATAATCAGGTGAGTCAATACGAACAAAACCAACCCCGAAAGGTATCACCTCTTTATACAATTCTAACCATTGTTGTGCATAATCATCTTGCATGGCTTTAATATCAACCTGGTCAATGAGATTTTCGTCAACGTCGTAAATATCATCGCAATCAAAATAATTTGCAATTGCTGTATCAATTATGTGACTATGAATTGATTCGTAAAAACCGCCAAAATTTATATTAAATTCTACTATTTTGTTTTCCATTTTTCTAACCCCTGGTTATTGAATTCTGTTCTACTATATTAGAACATTAGTGACATAGTATATTAGAACATTGCAAAAGTCAAGAAAAATATTCAGATAATCGCCTAAATCAATAAAAACTATAAAGACAGGCCAATATATAAGAATGTAATAAAGTAACCCACAGTGGAATATATGCAAGTTTAAAGAGGTATATATATAGGTATGAATGTCAGGCTTTGAAATCCGCCTAAACTATTAATAAAATAAAACAAATGTATATAAGACAATACAACTATATATAGATAGTCGGATCCGATTATTGTTACAGCTTGATAGGTTAATATAAATATCTCTAAAATTGCTTATGGGTTTACTATCCTTCGCATATTTTCCCTTACATATCCCTCAATTGATCAACCGTAATTATCCCTGTAGCCCTTTATTATCAAGGGTTTGTTGTATAGGCTTGCTGATGTGTCCAGGGATTAACCCTGCTTTCTGTGTGGGTTTTGTTGACCCATAGGGGGGACCCGTTTCTTGCTCGGGGAATTATTGTTATACCCTCCAAATCACAAAAAATCAACTTTTGAATCCTCTTAACCCCCAAAAAGAGTAAAAACATTATCTTTCTTCTATACTACTCCTGTACACACTTATATTTCTTTCTTTAATCTAGGTGGATATTCAGAATAAAGATAAAAACGTCCATATAACGTCCATATCACTGTACCAAAAAAGGTACATTTTAGGCAATATCTAGAAAAGCCTATTGTAGCGCGGTTTATTAAGGATAAATAGTTTCACATTAATCCACACTATCTGTGTGGTTACTCTTATAATATACCTAAGTTTGATCTGTCTTATCTCAATGTAGATAACACCTCGTACATGCAGACCAACTTATTGGTGGTTGGGTCTCCTCCACTCAACCACCTCCCTCCTAACTTACCATAATCATGGCTGACAAGAAAAGAAAGGGTAATCCCGCCCTCTACAAAGGGATGAAACCACTTAACCCAGCAGGGAGACCTAAAGGCTCTGTAAACAAATATACGGCTCTTGCTAGAGAAGTAATGAGTGCTAAAGGGCCTGAGATAGTGAACAAGGTAATCGAGAAGGCGATGGATGGAGATGTCCATTGTCTGAAGATGTGTATGGATAGGATTCTTCCTGTTCATAAGGCGGTTGACCCAAATAGAACGAAAAGTGACTCCCAGGTGATTATCAATGTTGCCTCAATTGACTCTATTGAACAGAAGGCTGCCTCCACCCCTAAAGAGAAGCTGGTTAATCCTAAAGAGAAGGATGACGATGAAGTGATTATTAATATTGCTGAAGATGGATAAATTATTGATCTGTATGAGTGGTGGTCGAACCTCTGCTTATATGACAAAGAGAATTCTTGATGAATACTCTGATCAATACGAGATAGTTGTTTGTTTTGCTAATACGGGACAAGAGAATAACGAAACTCTTGATTTTGTAAAAGAATGCGATGAGCGTTTTGGGTTTAACACTGTTTGGATTGAATCTGTAGTTAATGAGGGTCGTGTTGGTAGCACCCACAAGATTGTTGATTATGAATCAGCAAGCAGAGTTGGAAAACCTTTTGAGGACGTGGTTGCTAAGTACGGAATACCCAACATCTCCTATCCACATTGCACCCGTGAACTAAAAGAAAACCCAGTTCACTCCTACATTAAGTCGATTGGTTGGAAAAAAGGTGAATATTACACCGCCCTGGGTATTAGAGAAGATGAACCCAAAAGAATAAGAAAAACCACCAATAACCAGAACCGTATTTACCCCCTTGTTGATTGGTTTCCTAGTGATAAGCAAGATGTAATGGATTTTTGGTCTGAGCAAGAGTTTGACCTCCAACTACACGACTATCAAGGTAATTGTAAGTGGTGCTACAAGAAGTCAATCAAGAAGTTGTTTCAGATTATGGATGACGATATTCATACCTTTGACTTCCCCAAGATGCTTGAAGAAAAGTATGGGCGTGTTGGCAAAAACAAGGTTAAGGGGGTGTTATCTGATGAGCCAAGAGCCTTTTTTAGAAATTACCTCTCAACAGAAAAACTAACCGAGTTATTTAATGAAACAAATTATAAGCAAATCAGTTTTGTCTTTGATGATTACGAACCTGAAGGATGTGCTGAATCATGTGAGGCGTTTGTAGAATGAACACACTTAGCCTATTCGATGGAATGTCCTGTGGACAGATTGCGCTGCAAAAGATGGGTATTAAGGTTGACAACTACTATGCCTCTGAGATTGACAAATGGGCAATTCAGATAGCCAAAAAGAATTTCCCAGACACCATCCATATTGGTGATGTTACTGAGGTCAGAGCAGAGGACTTACCCAAGATTGATCTATTGATGGGTGGTAGTCCATGTCAGGGTTTCTCGTTTGCTGGTAAACAGCTTAACTTTGATGACCCAAGGTCTGCCTTATTCTTTCAGTTTGTCAGGCTATTAAGGGATTGTAAACCTAAGTATTTCTTACTGGAAAACGTAAGAATGAAAAAGGAATATCAAGCGGTTATCAGTGAGCATTTGGGTGTTGAACCCGTGATGATTAATTCTGCTTTGGTATCTGCCCAGAATAGAGTGAGACTGTACTGGACGAATATACCTGGCATTGAGCAACCAGAGGATAAAGGCATTGTTCTAAAGGATATTCTTGAGGAGTCTCCAGAAGATTGCACTTTTATGTCCGATAAGTTTGTAAATCGCAACAAAGACGCTGGCTGTCTTATTGATTCAAACAAACCCAAGGCAAGTAATCTTTCAGCAATGGAATATGTCAAGAATGGTAGACAAGGGGATTACATATTGTGTGGTCGTATTGTGGGAAGAAAGATTAACCCAGAAACAGGCAAGAGAGATGACTACAACCCAAACCTAAAAACAGAGCAAAGGATAGAAGCCAGACCAGATGAGAAAAGTGGCTGCCTAACAACTGTTCAAAAAGACAATGTTTTGATCGTTCCAGAAGCCACCAAAAAAGGTTACACAGAGATAAATGAGGGGGGGTGCTTCGACCTAACCTTTCCAAACAGCAAAACAAGGAGGGGTAGGAATATGAAAGATAAAAGCAACTGTCTTACTGCTGCCAATTACGACTTTATGAGGTATGAACACCCTACCTATAGAAAACTCACCCCAGTTGAGTGTGAGAGGCTTCAAACCGTGCCTGATAACTATACCGAGGGGGTTTCAAACACCCAAAGATACAAGATGCTTGGCAATGGTTGGACTGTGGATGTTATTGCTCATATTCTACAAGGTGTTAAAGAGCAACAAATGAGGGAGGTGGCTTAATGGCAACCCTTGACATAGACCTCCACCCTGCTCAACTGGAGATATTCCACTCCGATAAACGATTTAAGGTTGTTGCTGCTGGTCGTAGGTTTGGAAAGTCTAGGCTGGCTGCTTGGATTCTTTTAATTAAGGCGATCCAATCAGAGTCTAAAGACGTATTCTATATTGCCCCTACCTTCCAGCAAGCGAAAGATGTGATGTGGGGGATGTTAAAGGATTTAGGCAAAGACCTAATTGCCAATGCCCACGAAAATACAGGTGTTCTTACCCTTATTAACGGCAGAAAGATATTCCTAAAGGGAAGTGACCGTCCTGATACCCTTCGTGGTGTTGGTTTGACCTATGTTGTGCTTGATGAGTACGCCAGTATGAAAGCGGTTGTATGGGAGCAAATCATACGCCCTACTCTTGCTGATGTTAAAGGTGGTGCTTTATTCATAGGTACACCTGCTGGCAAAAACCACTTCTACGACCTCTATATAGATGCTCAAGAGGATGACCAGTGGGAGGCTTTTCAGTTTAACTCAACTGATAACCCCTTTATCCCCAAGGAGGAGATAGAAGCTGCAATGAAATCTATGTCCTCGATGTCTTTTAGGCAAGAATTTGAGGCATCGTTTGAGACTTTTTCAGGTGGAATCTTTAAAGAAGAATGGTTTAAAACCTCTGAAGAACCTACTGAGGGAAATTATGTTATTGCTATTGACCCTGCTGGCTTTGAGGCGGTGGAAACAGAGCGTAATTTAAAGCGAAGTCGCTTAGACGAAACAGCCATTGCCATCGTGAAGATAGACAGAGATAAGTGGTGGGTCAAAGATATTCTTCATGGTCGATGGAATATCAAGGAAACCGCCAAGAAAATCCTTAAATCCGCCATTCTATGTGAGTCCTCTACCGTTGGTATCGAAACAGGCTCTCTAAGGAACGCCATATTACCCTACTTGGAAGATGAAATGAGAACTGAGGGGCAGTACCTCACTATCATCGAAATGAGGCATGGGGGGAAAAAGAAGAATGACCGTATTACTTGGTCATTACAAGGAAGAATGGAGCATGGACAAATCACCTTTAACGAGGATAAAGATTGGCGTGTGTTTACCTCACAAATGTTGGACTTTCCTAACCGATTAAGCCATGACGATATGCTCGATGCCCTAGCTTATATAGATCAGGTGTCTGTGGCAGACTTTGCCCACTCGATAGAACTGGAAGATGATTGGTCTCCTATGGATGCGGTCAGTGGTTATTGATGAAAGTCGATATAGATGACGCTATCGTTGCCTGTAAGTTACTGAAGAAGTCCTCTCTCCACACAGAGTCGTTTTGGGTACATCATTCACAGCTTGTTGTACTCAATTTTTTAAAAAAAATCGGCTTCAAAGCCGTTTCATTAGTAAAGGAAGAAAATGTACCGAAATCTAAATGACCTAGACGATGATGAATTCGATGATGTCGTTGAATATAGCGATACTACAGATAATGTAGTAACTAGATACGCTATTGCCTGTCAAGTAATCGCCAATTTGATTGAAGATGTTAACCCAGGCATTAAATCTAACGATGATTTGGTTGATTTAACCATTTGTAAGATGATTATGGATGGCATTATCGAGATTCAAGATATAAGTGATATAGTTCACTAAAAACCTTACACTTTATGTGGTTTTTGTGGTAAAATACGCCTCATAAAATAGATATCTGTTTTACGCATTTCCATCGCCATAACTGTCCTTTCTGGATAGCGGTAATCCCACTGGAACAGCACCTCTGCTGACAATTCCATTCAAACAATACTTTGATGGATAAAGAAACCCAATACCAGGCACTCGCTAGTTGGCTTAACTACCGACTTGAAAGCTGGAGAACTCACCGAGACATTAATTACACACCTAAATGGGACGAATACTATCGTCTATGGCGTGGTATATGGATGGCTGGTGATAAAACCAGAAACTCAGAAAAATCAAGACTCATTGCCCCTGCGCTACAGCAAGCGGTAGAGTCCAGTGTTGCTGAATTAGAAGAAGCAACCTTTGGCAGAGGCAAGTGGTTTGACATAAAAGATGATATGTTAGACCAAGACCCCTCAGATGCTGAATATTTAAGGAACTTGTTACAGGAGGACTTAGAACATACGGGTGTCAAAGACGCTGTATGTGAAGTTTTCCTTAACGGTGCTGTCTATGGCACGGGTATCGGTAAGATTGTTGTCGATCAGACAATTACTCGCTCTCCTGCACAAGTCCCCGTTGAGGGGACTCTTACTTCCACTCGTCAAATAGTGGAATATCCCTCCATAGATGTTCGTGTTGAACCCATCTCACCTAAAGAATTCCTAATCGACCCCTCCGCTAATTCAATCGATGAAGCTCTAGGTGTTGCCCATGAGGTTATCAAGCCTCGATACCACGTTGTAGAGGGAATTCAGTCAGGTATCTACCGTGATGTTCCTCTTGATGGTGATTATGACGTGGTGAGAATGGGCTTCGACCCAGAAACCAAACAAGCAGATGAATCTGACTCTGTAAAGATATGTGAATATTGGGGCAAAGTACCCAAACGCTTCCTTAAACCGAAAGCAGACAAAGATGACTTTGAATATACTAAGAGTGATGAACTGGTAGAGGCTGTTGTTACGATATGTAATGACGAATACATCCTAAGAGTAGAAGAAAACGCTTTTATGATGGAAGATAGACCTTTCATCTCTTATCAGCACGACATTGTTCCTAATAAATTCTGGGGCAGAGGTGTTTGTGAGAAAGGTTACAACCCTCAGAAAGCCTTAGATGCTGAAATGAGGGCGAGAATAGACTCTCTTGCTCTAACAACCACGCCAATGATGGCTGCCGATGCCACCAGACTCCCTAGAGGTATCAAGTTTGAGGTAAGACCAGGCAAAACAGTCCTAACAAATGGCTCACCTAGAGAAGCTATCATGCCTTTGGATATGGGTTCTACCGATCCATCTACTTTTAACCAAGTAGCTGCCCTACAGAACATGATTCAGATGGGTACAGGCTCTACCGATACAGGTACGGCAAATGATACCGCCTCTGGTATGTCGATGATGCAATCGGCTGCGATTAAACGCCAGAAACGCACCTTAATGAACTTCCAAAACACCTTCTTAATCCCAATGATTAATAAGGCAATGTGGCGCAAGATTCAGTTCGATGTTGACCGATACCCAGTGTCAGATTACAAGTTTATTCCTTACTCAACAATGGGGATTATGGCTAAAGAGTTGGAGATGACACAGATGGTGCAGATGCTCCAAGCCATACCCAAAGATTCACCAGCCTTCAATGTTATTCTCCTCGCCTTATTCCAAAACTCCTCAATCCACAACAGAGACCAAATTGTCCAAGCACTTGTACAGGGTAATCAGCCTAATCCAGAAGCACAGCAGATGCAACAGATGGGTATGCAACTCGAAATACAGAAAGCTCAAGCAGACATACAAAAGACTCTAGCTGAAGCAGAGGAAGAAAAAGCCAAGGCGGTCAAGTGGACAGCAGAGGCCCAGAAAGATGCGCCTAGTGAAATCCAAGTCCAGGAGAAGATTCTTAAATTACAAAAAGATGCCCTTAGTCTGGAGAAAACTAAAGCAGATATTCTCAATAAGAACTCTGAGACTGCTAGAAATGTTCCAGAGGTAGATCACCTTAAATCAGAAACCATACTCAACCTCGCCAAAGCAAGAGCAGAGGGTGAGAAAACAACTATTCCAACTTATAACTGATAACCGTTGAAAACAGACGAACAGTTCATCAAGGACAGGTTAGAGATGATGCAGTCAGATGGCTGGCTAGACTTCATTAACGACCTAGAAACTATCGAGCAAAGTGCCAGAAACATCGACACTATGGACGATGAAAAAGACCTTTGGGAAGCCAAGGGTCAGTCACGAATTCTGAATTTTATATTGAATTTAGAGAATGTGACGAAACTCAGCTTAGAGCAATCCGACTAGGACTCTAAATCTTATAACTTCACAATCCCATTCGGGACGGAGAGACCAATATGACAGTAGTAGTAGATGACGTGACACACGTTGAAACCGACCAGGTAACAGAAACTCAGGAGATAGCAACAGAAGAAATACAGGCAGAGGCTTTAACAGAGTCAGAAGCCAGTGTAGAGGCTGAATATGAACCCCCTGAGAAGTATGCTGGAAAGTCTTTGCAAGATGTGATTGAAATGCATCAAAACGCAGAGAAAGCAATAGGTAAACAAGGACAGACCGTTGGTGAGCAACGACAACTGATAGAAAGTTTACTAGAAACACAGAAGGCTACAGAAGCTACAGCACCGACTGAAGAACCTGTAAGTTTTGAAGATCAATTCTATAACGACCCTGCTTCGGCAGTTAACTCAGCTATAGAAAATCACCCAGAACTTATTAAGGCAAGAGAAGAACGGGCAACTTTAGAACAACAAAATCAATTGGGGATTCTTGAAAAATCCTATCCAAACTGGCAAGAAAGGGTCGCTGACTCTAAATTCCAAGATTGGCTAGGTGAAAGTGAGATTCGCCAAGAGATATTCCGCAAGGCAGATACCGAATATAGACCTGACTATGCGATTGAACTTTTTGATATGTATGACAAGATCAATATGCTTGACAAGACTCAAGAGGTACAAGAGCAAGAAGCGTCTAAACGCGAACAAGCCTTAAAGAAAACCAGTTCTGAAACTCGCTCCTCTGGAGACGCTGTTGGTGGCAAGAAGATGTACCGTAGGGCTGATTTAATCAACCTACAGGTCACAGACCCTTCCAGATACGAGGCATTGTCTGATGAGATTCAGCAAGCCTACGCAGAAGGTAGGGTGAGATAAACTTTAACGGAGTATAAAAATGGCTTTAGGCACAAACCATAGTACGACTACAACCTCCGCTAACTTTATCCCAGAACTCTGGTCAGATGAAGTTATTGGAGCGTACAAATCAAATCTAGTTGTAGCAAACGTGGTAACAAAGTTATCACACAAG